CCGGATCTTGAGGACGACGAGGACGTACCGGTGGCTACTGCTCCTGTGGCTACGCCAGAAGCCAAGCCTTCAAGTCAAAGAGCTGAAGACATTTTGGCCATGATTAGAAACAGATCAAAGCAGTAATTTAATTAAACTATCGGGGTAATTCCCGATAGTTTTATTCATAATGATCAAATCAATAGGATTTGCACTAGATCCAACGAATGTTCCTAGCTTTCTATTAGATTGGGAATTGACCAAATTATGCAATCTAGATTGCAGTTATTGTGACGTTGGAATAGACGGCGGACACGATAACTCAACTCAACATCCTCCTCTTGACGAGTGTTTAAGTACCATTGACTTCATGTACCAGTATGTTGATTTGTACATGCAGTACAAAAAGCCAAGTCAGCGTAAAGTCATTTTAAATGTTTATGGTGGAGAAAGTGCATTTCATCCTCACATTGCAAAAATTTTACAGGCCTGCAGGGAAAAACACACAGCATATAAAGATCTATGGCATTTAACTATTACATGTACCACTAACGGAATAGTTGGACCTACCCGATGGGCCAAAATTGTAGAGTTAGTGGATGAGTTTTCTGTAAGTTATCATGCAGAAACTTTGCCTAAACAACGTCAACAATACTTAGACAATATACTGTATCTAAAAAAACAAAATAAAAAATTCAAGTGCGTAATTATGATGCACAACAATCCACAGTATTTTTTAGAGTCGGAAAAAATTGTTGAATTTTGTAAAGAACACAATTTACGTTATGTTGAAAAACCATTGGACAATATTGAAGAACAATGGGCATACACTCCGGATCAATTCTCTCGATTAAAAACTTTTTGGATGAACGCTGTTCCGATGTCTAAACAACAAGAATACAAAAATAATTTAGATTCAACAGGTAATAAAGATAAAATACAAAGTATATCCGAAGGTCGAGCATGTTGTGGCGGCAGAAAACTGAGTCTAAACAACGATTTAAAATCTTGTGTATCTTTTTTACCTCAGCAAGGATTTAGAGATTGGTACTGTAGTGTGAATTGGTTCTTTTTATTTGTAAGGCAACTTGATGGTGCAGTCTATACAAACAAAGATTGTCGTACAAGTACGACCGGAAGAGTAGAACCACTTGGTAATTTAAAAAATTATCAAACTATAATAAACAAGGTTAAAGAACAATTTGACAGCCGTACAATGCCTGTTATAAAATGTGTAAAAGATATTTGTACGTGTGGATTTTGTGCTCCAAAAGCAGATAACTTAACTGATTACAATATATTATTAGATAGAAACTTAGATAAGGAAAAATATTATGGCAACCAAACCATTTGATGTATCAAAATTTCGCAAAAGTATTACAAAAAGTATTGATGGTATCTCCGTGGGATTCAACGACCCAACAGACTGGATCAGCACAAACAATTACGCTCTTAACTACCTTATTAGTGGGGACTTTAACCGAGGTATTCCGATGGGTAAGGTTACTGTATTCGCTGGCGAATCTGGCGCGGGTAAATCCTTTATCTGCTCAGGAAATCTTGTCAAGAACGCACAACAACAAGGCATTTATGTTATTCTTATTGACACTGAAAACGCTCTTGACGAAGCTTGGTTACACGCACTTGGGGTTGATACAAGTGAGGATAAACTCCTCAAGCTCAATATGGCTATGATTGATGATGTGGCCAAAATGATTACCGAGTTCGTTAAAGAATATAAAACACTTCCTGAAGACCAGCGTCCCAAAGTGTTAATTGTATTAGACAGTTTAGGCATGTTGCTTACTCCAACTGACGTTAATCAATTCGAAGCAGGTGACTTAAAAGGCGACATGGGTCGTAAGCCCAAAGCACTTACAGCACTTGTTCGTAATTGTGTAAACATGTTTGGATCACTAAACATTGGACTTGTTGCTACAAACCATACATATGCAAGTCAGGACATGTTTGACCCCGATGACAAGATTTCAGGTGGACAGGGCTTTATCTATGCAAGCAGTATCGTTGTTGCAATGCGTAAGTTGAAATTAAAAGAAGATGAAGATGGCAACAAGATTTCAGAAGTAAAAGGTATTCGTGCCGCTTGCAAGATCATGAAAACACGCTACGCAAAGCCGTTTGAAAGTGTGCAAGTAAAGATTCCTTATGAATCTGGTATGAATCCATATTCGGGACTAGTGGATATGTTTGAAGGTAAAGGCTTGTTAGCCAAAGAAGGCAATAGTCTTAAATACACGCTAGCAGACGGTACAGTGATCAAGCAATTCCGCAAGGCGTGGGAGCGAAACGACGACGGATCACTTGACAAGGTGATGGCCGACTTTATTGCCAATCCGCACAAGGACACCGCTGCTATTCAACCAGAGGAGGAAATTGTAGAATGAGCATTGACGTAGAAGTTTTAATCGAAACTTATATAACCATGAAAGAATATATCCCGCCAAAAGAAAAACAAGCCGCTGCTGACAATCTTGTAAGTATGCTAGTTGATAATCTAAGTGACAAAGAACTTAGAGAATTTGGTGGAGCGGATAGCTATACCAAACGAGCTCTAGAAGAATATTTAGACGACGAAGACGAAGAAATTGATTACGAAGACTAATGTGGTATAATAAAATAGTTGCGGATCTTGGTAATATTCCTACCTTTATAGATTACTATGAAGGCGAGCTCGCACAGGCTAAAACAGAAACATACATTAGAGGGAATGTCGAAAAAGCCGCTGCAAATTTGCCAGGCATTACAGAGCACAGATTTAATCAGCTACAAGAGATCGAAGCGGTACTTGAATATCTGAATATACAACTTCGTAAAATTAGACGAAAGCATTTTCAAAAGTATCTGGAAGCTTATGCCCGAGCTCTTACCAGTCGCGACGCTGAAAAATATACAGATGGTGAAGACGAAGTCATTGACTTTGAAACTATCATTAATGAAGTTGCTTTGCTTAGAAACAAATGGCTTGGCGTTATGAAAGGTCTTGAAAGCAAAAACTTTATGCTAGGTCATGTTGTTCGTCTAAGAACAGCTGGTATGGAAGATATTGTTGTATGATGGATATAAAGGAACGTGCTAGAGATCTGCTAGCGGAGTTTTATTTGTGCGCTCAAGCAAAGCCAAAAGCCAATGTAGTAGACATTCAAATTGATAAAGATGCCTGTTCGTTATGGGCAAATCATTTGATCAAACAAATCAATTGGGGCGAGGACAACGATATTACCGAAACATATTATCAACTTGAATCAAGACTACAGCTTTTAAAAGAAAAAGTTATTATAGAGGTATTAACAAATGGCTCAGTTTAAAAATGCTTTTGAAAGTCATCAACACAGTAAGGAGACACTTGATGTTCTCTACGGTTATGACGATTTTTTAGATAGTATAAAGGTTATAGCTGATATGGGTTGCGGTCACGGGCTAGATACAGAATGGTGGGCTAAACTAGAAACACGGAACGATCCTCCTGAGCCTAGAAATATATGGTGTTATGCAGTAGATAAAAACGTGAAGAAAATTGACGCAAACATTACTAGTTTAGAAAATGTAAGAGCAATCGAATGCGACTTTGAAAACTACAAACTATCAAGCAAGGTAGATTTAATATGGTGCCATGATAGCTTTCAATATGTAATTAATCCGTTTGCTACTCTTAGTCATTGGTATGAACAAATGAATTTAGATGGTATGTTAATTTTGATAGTTAAACAAAACATAGCATACGAGTACAACAGACTGGTACACCGTGGATATAATTGGCAATATTACAACTATAATCTAATTAATTTAATTTATATGTTAGCTGTAAGTGGATTCGATTGTAGAGATGCTTACGCTAAAAAAGAAGAAAATAATCCATGGCTACACTTAGCTGTCTACAAAAGCCCAAACCCTCCAATGGATCCTGCTACTACCAGCTGGTTTGATTTAGCCGACAAAGGTATGTTACATGATTCTATAATTGAAAGTTTAAACAAATATAGTCATGTCAGACAAGAAGATATTGTGTATCCATGGTTAGATAAAGATTTCTATCGTGTTAGAACCTGAACGAATTGTAATATGCACCGGCGGGTTTGATCCAGTACATAGCGGGCACATAAGCTATCTTAATCACGCCGATCATTTGGGCGAGTGGCTTGTAGTTGGTCTAAATTCAGACGCATGGCTAGCACGTAAAAAAGGAAGATCGTTCATGTCATGGCAGGAGCGCATGACAGTGTTAGATAATCTTCATATGGTAGATCGTGTTATTGCGTTTGACGACTCAGACGGAACTGCATGTGATGCTATTAGACAAGTTCAAGAGATGTTCCCCAACGGAAAAATCATCTTTGCCAACGGCGGCGATCGTACAGAGGACAATATTCCTGAGATGACGTTTGACGATGTTGAGTTTGTGTTTGGAGTAGGTGGAGACAACAAACTCAACAGCAGCAGCGATATCCTAAAGCGATGGACGTCCGTTGAAGTGCAACGTAGTTGGGGGTCATACACAGTATTAAACGAAATACCAGGTGCTAAAGTAAAAACACTTACAGTACAACCTGGACAAACACTTAGTATGCAACGCCATCAATATAGAAGCGAATACTGGATGGTTACAGAAGGTACTTGCATGATCAATATGGCCATGCCTGGTGACTTAGCTAATCCACCTAAGATATTAGGCAAGTACGACGAATGGCGTGTACCAAAAAACGCCTGGCATCAGCTAACCAATCCTTTTACACGACCGTGTACTATTGTAGAAATACAATATGGCGAAAAGTGCGACGAAGAAGATATTGAACGACTAGATACCAGCAGTCAAGCAGCGCAAGTATAAATCTGCTTGTCTTTGTCTTGCTTCAATAATTGCTTGTATTATTTTACGCATTTGATATCCAATTTTTATGATTTTGATATGTGTATTGTTGCAACAAATGTTCAACATCAGCAGCAGTTTTTGGGTTTCTTGATTCAATATATTGTTCGACGTCACTTTTGTGAGCGAAACAGTTTCGTAAACGTTTCGCCAGACCTTTAAAGTCCATTTTGATCTCCTTTTGGGTATGCTAGTATTTATTGCATTGCAACATGAATTAACATAATGTATAAAACCATAAATATTGTACTATGCGTGAACTAATTAATATTTTAGAAAACAATCTTACCGAAGCCACAGGACTAGCGGGCAGAAACACTGGCGATATTTTTGTAGACGACAACGGTAACGAAGTTTTGTTTACAAACCTAAAGTTTTATCCTGAAACAGGCCGTTTTGCCACCAAGGAAGAAATGATCGATGTTGTAGCTCAACTGGGCGAAGCACTACAGAAACAGGGCGTTGATGTAGTTGAAACTAACACAGACCGCGGAATGTTAGCGTTTGGTGTTGCACAATTTAGTTACCCCGATGGACAAACTAGAGCCTACATAAGATATTTCAAACAAATTGCATACAATTTCAGAGCAAACTTTTGGGACAACGGTGCTATTCCCGGTCTCAAACTAGGCAAAAAAAGCAGCGTTAAACTTCGTGCAGGATATGCACCTAGCGACGTACTGACACAATTAGAAAACTTAACACCGCAAGATATTATTGATCAGATAGCTGCCAAGTTTGGCAGTGATAGCGTAATGGTACAAATTGCACAGCGAGTAGCACAAGGCGGGCAGTCAAATATTGAGGTGCCGGTCGAAGGAATAAACTTTGAAGCATTTAGAGATTTGTTCTGCGAAATGCTGCATCCGATCGCATTATTATCTGGATTCTTTACTGGCAACGCAGGCACAGCAGAAAAAAAATTCTTAAAGAATGAAGGATTTGGTTCAACGTTAATTAACTTCGGTACAAGTAAAACTGAAGGTCTTAGTGACAGTTTGTTAGTTAGTCCCAGTGGCGCAACTATCAAAGTAAGTAGCAAATCAAAAGTTAACTCTGCCAAGGCCGGTATTAGTAACATTGCTAACGAAGTTAATAAACTTGAAGCCGGGAATCCACTTTACAAAAAATATCAAAAAGAATTAGAATTCATTGAATGGGTTAATTCTAATTCAGCGATCGGAGGTGTAATTGGTTTCGCTGAAAAAGTCAATATACTAACATCACAAGAAGTTGCAGCTATTAAGCAATAGGCTGACACTAGAGAAACT